AGACCGTCAATGGGGGGCAATGTTTCAAGTCAGCCTCCTCGTTTAGACACATTCCAAAGCAACCGTCCTGCGATGAATCCAAATCAAAGAGTTTACGTTTTAGAAAAGGACATCACGGATTCTCAAGGTCGAGTTGCCAGAATAAGGCACAACGCAACTTTGATTTAACCCTATATTGTACTAAGTTTAATTATAAATATAATATAATCAATGAAGCTACCTTTATATGTTTTAGACATTGACGAGAATCTTGAGGATGAAACTTCAGTATTTGCCGTAGGTCTTGTTTTACAACCTGCCATTGAGCGTAATTGGCAGACATTTTCGGCTCAAGAACCTATAATAGAACACAAATTTACTGTTGTAGATGAAGAAAAACGCATTTTAGGAGGGTTTTTAATGGCTGCGGAACAACCAATTTATAGACGTGATGAGGACGGAACGGAATATTACGTCAAATTTACTGCTGAAAGCATCGCAAGAATTGTAAATAAACTCGCTAAAAGTGGCAAACCACTGTCTTTTAACCTTAATCACGACGATAATTTGCCCGTTAAAGGTGCTTATTTACTCTCTCATTTTATTATTGATAGCAAATTAGGCATCAAAACACCTGATGGATTCACTCCTGCACCAGATGGTTCTTGGTTTGGCTATGTAAAAATTGAAGATGATGCAGTTTGGGACATGGCTAAGAAAGGCGACATCAAAGGTTTTAGTGTTGAGGGTTACTTTAATGATAAAAAGGTAGATGAAGCCGAGCAAAACGAATACGAAGAATTAAAAAATAAAATAATCAATAATATGGAATTTAATAAATTAAAAAAGGTCTTAGGCGAAGACCTTACTAATCAACTTAAAAAAGTTTTTAGTGAAGAAACGCCAGTTGTAGAACCTGCAATCGAATTGGCCATGACAAGTTTGTTAGACGGTTCAGCAAGTGTTAAAGGAACTATCGCAGTTGGCGAAAGTGTAACTTTAGTAATGGCTGACGGTAGCGAAGTTGAAGTACCTGACGGTGAACACACCTTAGAGGGTGACATTGTTATCACTGTAACGGGTGGAGTTATCGAAGAGGTTTCAACACCTGAAGAAGAAAACCCGTTGAATGACGAAGCAATGATGTCTAAGGTTACTGAAGCATTAGAGGCTCAAGCAAATGACTTCAACACTCAGATTGCTGAGATTCACTCAAAGTATGCTAAAGAAATTGAAGCATTAAACGCAAAGACAACCGCTTTATTTAGCGCAGTTGGAATCCTTGCTAAGACCGAAGAAGCAGAACCCGTTAAGGATGATGCAAAGAGAAAGAGTGTAAGCGTAGGCGCTTCTCAATTCTCAAGATTAACTGAAATATTAAACAAAATAAAATAAATAAGATGAAACTTAAAAAATTCGCATACGACACCACTGGATTACCAGCAGTCGTTAATGACCAATCACTTGAACTATTAATCCGTTCTTTCTATGAAGGCAAAACGGGTGCTACTTTCGCCAAGCAAACGGGTATCAAATCAACTGCTGATTTGCACTACATCACCACTGAATTGTTCTACCAAGCTGACACTGCGTGTGCGTTCAACGCTTCAGGTAAGACTGGTTTCTCAAAAAGAACTATCACAGTAGGTAAAATCAAAGTTCAGCAAGAGTTTTGCGCAAAAGAGTTAGAGGGATTTTGGACTGAAAGAGCCTTAAGACCAGGCACTATGTATGACTATATTGCATTCGAAGCTGACTTCACTAACTTCTTAGTAGGTTTGTTGACTGAAGCGAAAGAAACTGCATTATGGCAGTCTGCTATTGGTGGTTCAGGTGGTGCTAACTTGACTCAATTCGATGGTTTTAATAAAATCATTTTAGATGCTTCTGCAACTACAATCAACGGTAACCCAAGCGGTATCACTACTGGAACTGGTATCACATCTGCTAACGTAGTATCTATATTTGACGGAATATGGGCATTGCTTCCTGCTAAATTGAAAGGTAAATCTGACTTACAATTCATGTGTGGTAGCGATACTTTCGACAAATTAATCCTTGCATTGAAAGCTGCTAATTTATTCCACTATGATGGTGTGAACGGTTCTGCTTACCAATCTCAAGAACTAATCTTGCCAGGCACTGGAATCAAGGTAGTTGCTTTCTTCGGTTTAGACGGAACAAATAGAATCCACTTGGGCAGAACTTCAAACTTCATTATCGGAACTGACCTTGAATCTGACGAAGATATGTTCAACATCAGAGAGAACCCAATCAGCTTGACTATGATGCTTGATATTCACTTCAAAGTTGGTACTCAAGTGAAATTTCCGAATGAAATCGTAACCTTTAAATTAGTTTAATATGCCGTGCTTACTATCAACAGGATTCACTCTTGATTGCCGAGATAGTATCGGTGGAGTGGACGAAGTTTACATCGGAGAATTGGAGTATCTTAATACTACTACTTTCACAACTTCAGCAGGTTTAGTTTCCGCAATGGCGATGACGGGTGGCAAAAAGTTCTACAAATACGAACTTAGAAGAAACACCGCAGAGGCTAAAGCAGACAACGCAGGTGAAGTTACAAGTGGAAGCGGTTACATCATGCAAAGCGTAGAGTTTCAACTTGATCGTTTTGATGTTGCTAAACGTAATGAAATAAGAGTACTTGCTCAGAAACCTTTAATGTTTATCGTAAAGGATAAAAACGGTTTGTTCAGTTTATACGGTTCTGAGAATGGTTTAGACCTATCAACGGGAACGGCAGGAACTGGCAAAGGTGCAAGTGACTTAAATGGTTTTGTTTTGACATTTACGGGCGAAGAGAAGACCTATCCTTATGGAATCTCTCAAGCGATTGTTACAACATTAATCTAATAAATTATAATTAAAGAAAGGGAGGCTTAACGGCTTCCCTTTTTTTTTGTACTTAAGTTAGTTTTTAATATAATATAAGTAATGATAAGACTAAATTTAGGAAGTAATGTAGTGGTTTTGACTTTGTCTGAAAAGATAACTATATCCTCGCCTAACTTCTTGTTTGAATTTATTAATAATCAAACACAAATAAAGTACTATTGTATTTCAGCCGATTTAAGCCTATATCCCGAACGATATAATAAGTTTACAATAGTAGTAAAGACAACAACACCGAGTCCATTAGTAGGCGAGATTCAGATACCTTTAGGCGATGAATACACTTATAACGTCTATGAGCAAGTGAGTTCAACAAATTTAGTGCCTACTGGTTTAAATGTAGTTGAAAATGGACTAATGACCTACGATAAGATTATAACCTCAAGAGTAGAGCAAGAATCTACTTTAACCCGCAAAGCATATGAGCCAAACTAAAAATTATTCATTCAGTAAGTTTCCACTTTATGCGAATGAAACACCCATATTTCGCAGACAACCTAATATGTTGTATGTGCCTTATGGTAAAAATAACGATTATTCAGATTACCTAAGTTATCTTTATAACAATTCGGGAATACATGGAGCGATTATAAAAGGTAAGGCTACTTATATCTACGGTAAAGGTTTTAAGATTAAAGCCGATTGGGCAGGTGATAAAGTGGCTTTAGAAAAGACTTTAAACTCAATCAACAATTCTCAAACGGCTGATGAATTAGCGAGAAAGAAAATCTTTGAAAGAACTTTGTATGGTGGGTGTGCTTATCTTATTGAATGGGACGTTTTTGGTGCAATCAAAAGTGTAAAGCTACAACCATTTAATACGATTAGAACTTGTGTGGACAAGTCAGAGTTTTATATCTCTAAGGAGTGGACAAGAGAACAATCGACTAACGCTAAATGGAAACGCTCAAACGGTAAACTCCCTGAAGATACCGTTACTCTTCCTGCTTTCGACCCCTTAAAAAGACAAGGCAAACAAATCCTTTACCTAATAGACGATAACCCTGCGAGTGATATTTACCCTTTACCTGAGTACAATAGCGGTGCTACACCTATTGAAACGGACATAGAGTGCAACTTCTTTCAGTTAAATAATGTTAAGACGGGATTCTCAGCAGGAACTATGGTCACCTTTTTTAATGGAACGGCTATTAATGATGAGGAGCAAGTAGAAATAGAACACGCTTTTAAATCTAAGGCATCAGGAACGGACAATGCAGGAGAGATTTTATTAAACTTTCAGAATCCAAACACTACACCTCCCGAAATTAGTCCTTTGCGTTCTAATGACCTCGATAAACAATACGAACAGTTAAGCAAGGACACAATTAATAAGATTCTTTATTCTCATAGAGTTTCTAATGGTTTACTTTTTGGGATTAAGACTCCAGGCGAATTAGGTGGCGGTCGGTCAGAGTTTGATTTGTCATGGGAACACTTTTCTAACACCTATGTAAAGCCAAAACAACAAGAAGAAGAAGAGGACATGAACTATATCCTTAGTCTTTATGGATTCTTAGGCAACCCAGTTGAATTAACTACCTTAGACCCTATCGGAATAGAGTTGACCTCAGACATTATCAGCAGAACAATAGATGCAGATTCATTTGCTGACATGGTTTATGAAAGATTAGGAATTGAAAAGCCTAACCTTGTAAAGAAAGATGACATCTTAACTATTATCAATTCAAATCCTATTATCGCCCCTAAGATTCTTGAAAGTTTAACCACTAACGAAATTAGAAGTTTTATAAATCTTCCTGCGCTTGTCGGTGGCGATGTTTTAAAGTCAAGTTTTGAAACTCAAGAAGATTTTATACTTAACGAGTTTTTAAAAATAGGCGAGAGTGCTGACAATTACGAAATAGTAAAATCTTGTTTTGTGTATTCGGACTCAGACAAGTTCGCAAAGGAAGACGATCAAAAATTATTAGACGAAATCAAAAAGGGCAAGAGTTATAAGATTAGCGACCTTGCTAAAAAATTAAAGATTTCAGAAAGTGAACTTTACAAATCTTTAGAACGCTTAAATAAGGCTAACATACTACAAGTTAAATACACTGAGGTTAAAGGCGAAATAAGTATAACTCCCGAAGAGATACAAGAACCCCCAAGCCAAGAGGTCGGCTTAGAAACAAAGTGGAGATACACGACTAATTTAGAGCCTAAACTTTTAGATACCTCAAGAGAGTTTTGTCGTAAAATGTTAGGAGCAAATAAATTGTATTCAAGAGCAGAAATAGATAATTTACAAAACGATGCAAGTACAAAGGGTTATAACGATGACGTATTCAAGTATAAGGGTGGATGGCAAACTATCAAAGGCACTGTTACTCATATCCCTTCTTGCCGCCATTTCTTTGAGAGCGTATTAGTTAAAAAGAAAAAATAGAAATGAGTTTAAAACCACTTTTCGTAAGCACCGCCACCATAAAAAAATATGGTGTAATTGAGAATAACGTCGATGACAAGCTTATTGCTCAGACGATAATAATGGTGCAAGATTTACAACTGCAACAAATTTTAGGGAGCGACCTTTACAATGAGATAGCCGACCAAATCAACGCATCTACTTTAACAAGCTTAAATCAAACTTTGTTAGACGATTACATAAGAGATTTTATTATCAACGCTACCATCGCTGATGGGGCAATAATC